GCAACGCTCGCAGCCTTAGCAACCCCACCGCCTGAAGTAGTTGCCCCACCGCCTGACGGTGCGGAAATGCTTGGGATTGTTGGCACTGCGGTTGAAACCGTTGGTGTCTTGATTGTTGGCACGCTAACTGTTGGCGTTGAAATCTTTGAAACGTTAGGCAAAAATGGAATGGCATTGTAGGCAGAAATTAAGGCGTTAATTCCAGCAACCGCGCCCGAAATCAAACCGTTCAAAATTCTTACCACGCCTGCAATAACGTCAATTACGCCGCCTGCAATTTTGCCTGCGACTTGTAGTGCCCCGCCTAGAACTGTCCCAATTACTGGTGCAAGGTAAGTGGCAATATATGAACCAAACGTTTTGAAGGTGTCGAGGTTGTCACCGATTGCGTCTTTGACGTAACCAAATGCCTTTACCAATCCGTTAATGATTGGGGTAAATGTTGCGCTAATCAAATTGCCAACTTGTGTGATGTAGCCACCAAGACCACCGCCCTGAAGACTGAAAGCGTTTGAAAATGCGTTGATTGCTGGCAAGGCGTTTTGGTTGATAAAGTTGATAACTTTTTCAAGGATTGGCAACAAGGCAAATCCAATTGTTTCCTTTGCTTCGTCAAATGCCACTTGCATGCGGGCAATGCGTCCCGCGTACGTGTCAGCGTTGCGCGCAGCAGCCCCGCCAAATAAATCTGAAAGACGGCTTTGGACGTCCGTGAATGACATAGTTTTCAATTGCGCAGCTGATATGCCTAAACCTAATTTGCCCAGGGCAGTTGTGTTGCCTTCGTAGGCTTTGCCCAACGCGTTGGCGACTGTTTCCAACGGCTTACCTGTTGCCGTTGAAACGTCAAGTGCGGTTGAAAGTAAATTTTGCGCCTGTGTAATGTCGCCCGTCGAACGAACCAGGCGACCCAAGGCGGGGCGCAATTGGTCGTCAGCCACACCCGTGGCAAGTGACATTTTGAGAATGGATTGTTCGGTTGCTGCTATTTGCGCCGTGGTTGCCCCTGTGGCGTTCTCTAACGCCAATGCCAACTGTGTCTGCGCCTTCTCATCTTCAATGGCGGCTTTGACGCCTTCAATGCCAATCTTGACGGCATAAGCACCAGCAGCAGCGGCAGCGGCAACAAAGGCCGCGCCAATCATTTTGCCAGTTTTGCCAATCTTGTCCCCAAATGTGTCAACGTCTTGGGTTGCAGATTTCAGCGACTTGTTGAGATTATCAACGTCACCAAGAATGGAAAGTTTAAGGGTACGACTGCCAGCCATTAGTCATACTCCTTTACTATTTTGGAAAACGATTCTTCCCATTTTTTAATAATTTCGGGTTGAACGCTTCTCAGAGTTGGATAGATAAACCAGCCACGTGACCCGCGACCTTCGCGACCTGACCACACTGGAAATTGCTTGTACTTGTTTGAACCAAATTCAACGCCACCCCACACCTGTTGAGTTGTTGCGCCACCACTTAATTTTTGTCCAGCGTAACCAAAACTGATTTCACCAACTTTTGACGACTTTGAAACTTTTGAACCGTCAGCAACGCGATTATCAACCAGGTTGCGTGTACGGCTTGACGCAGTTGCCTTAATCTTGCTCTGAACATAAGTTGCCAGTTCGCTGGTTGCTTCTTTGGCTTGCGTCAATGCTTGGTCGTCCATTGCTTTGAAAGAACGAACAATGGCGCGCAATTCATTCTTGTCGTAACTGATTCCCTCAGTCGCCATTTGCTCGCCTTTCCAAAATCTCAATGACCGTCAAAATGTCTTCGGCTGATTCAAATTCGCTTGGTGATAGCCCCGTTGCCAGGGCTATCTCCCAAACTATTCTGCTGAGGCTTCCGACTGCGTGGCTTTTGGGTTTGCCTCACCCACTATCACTTCGGAAATCGTTTCCGTCCATGCTTCGATTGGCTTGACTGGTTTCCCAGCTGCTTCGCGTTTCATGGCGTGATATGCAAGAAATACTAAATCGGATATACCGATTTTTTCCTGCGCTTGGGAAATTGTATGTCCCGAATGTTTTTCCCAACGAACCCATTCAGGTGGCGCAGCCGTGTACGTAATCTGCGTCCCGTCGTTATATTCAATTGTGATTGGTAACTTCATTTTGTCTCCCGATTAGTAGTTTTTAACTGAATGTTTCGGTTGGTGTTCCAACCACAACAAATGATAGGTCAACGGTCTGCGCGTCAGGTGCTGCCCCGCCGACTGCTGGAAATACTGGCATTACATTAAAGGCAAAAACCGCACCAGTCACGGCAGTGAGTGAAACCGCCAAAGTTGTATTTGGTGCAGTCTCGCATGCAGTCCACAACGCTTCGCATAATGATGAGGCAGCGCCCCAGTCTGCAAGCATTGAAACGTCAAATGTCCACTGGTCGTCAATGTGCTTGTAAGCCTTGCCGTCGAGTGTTTGGTATGTTTCCACGGTTGGTGAGTTTGCAAGTGTTGCACTGGTCGCTTGTGCGTCGTAATTTACGGTTGCAATGGTCACGACTAAATCGCGACCAGTTATGATTGTCGTTGGCATTTTGTCCCCTATGTTGTCTGTGTGTAGTACGTCGAAACGTTTATGTCAGCAACCAGCATTGGGCTTTGTCCTACTTCCAACACCGTCGGCTTTTCAACAACGCCAACAACGTATCCTGCGGGCATGGCCGCAAGAATTCCGATTATGAGTTTTTCCAGGTTATCTAGCGAACCTGCGTTGCTATTGGAAGCAACAATGGCAGTGATTGCAAAGTTGATTTTGACCTTGGTTGAAGCCTTGCCAATTAGCACAACTTCCATATAAGGCGAATCGGGCACAATGACGATTGCTGGTGGAATTGGTGATTCAGGCACTGACGCATAACAAGTTGCGGAAAGTGCAGAAAAGGCGGTGGCTAAGGCTGCGCGGGTATCAGCGACGGCATTGGCTGGCATTATTGACAAACCGTTTCAACGTCTAAAAATGGCATAAGCAATGTGGACACACGGTTGGTCAAACTGCGCCCCATTCGGTAAGGCGTACTGGCAAAATCCACGCCTTCAATCTGACCGCCTGCTGCGACGCGTGACTGAAAAACTTCAACGCTGACTGCAAGCACGGCTGATTCAATTGGCGCGCTTGTCGCGTAAATATCAGCTGCGGAATAGCCTGAAAGTGTCGCCGTGCCTGTTGGAATTATGTCGCGCAAAGTCACGTTAGTTGAAGTAAGTGCTGCGGTGAAATAGTAAAGTTCTGATTTGACCACGGTGTGCGTGGCAGTAAAAGGTGCTGGCAGTCCAGTCACAATGACGGATTGCCCTGCAACAAAATGGTGTTCGCGTTGGGTATAGAAATAAGCAACGTTGGAATCTAATTTGTAAGCGTTGATTGCTGAAGTATTTGCAACCAGCATTGGCAAAATGACGGCTTCAGCGGTGTTGATAATTTCATCAAGGTAACTGTCTGAATAAAGTGAAACGGACACGCCAAGCACCGTGCGCAATTGGCTTGCAGTAACAATGACTGGCATGTCCGTTTCCTTTCGACTGCTGCGGCGGAATCGGGAGAAACCGCCGCATGATTAGTAGGTTGCTATCAGGTCTTGTTGATACCAAACGCACCAGCACCGATTTTGGTTGCAATTGCGCCGTATCCATAAACTGAGACTGAAACCTGACCTGAAGCAATAACGTCAGCACGAAGGCGATATGTTGGTGATTCGTACCAAGTGTATGCACTTGGGTTGATAATCAACATTGAATCGTCTTTGTCTGTGTCATTTGCTGACGGTACGTTTGCAGTGACATAAAGGTCAAGACCTGCAACGTTTCCGCGAATTGAATCAGGACGAACCGCACCACCAGCGTTTGAAGGTTGTGCAGCCATGTAAATTGGACGACCTGAATCGTTCAAAGTCATAAGGTTTGCCCACTGTGATGTGTTTGCAAGAATGTTGCGAGCAAATCCCTGTGTGTTTGAATAAACTGAAGCAGCACCGCGTGAAACAAATCCAAGCAATTCTGAAGCAGTTGGGTATGTTGTCAGTGTTGTTGCGTCGGCAGTTGCACCTGAAGCAAGTGCAGTATAAACGGCTAGGTCTGTTGCCTTTGCGTAAGCAGCTGACATATTTGTCAACAACTCATTGAAAAACAACGGTGAAGTACGGTCAAGCAATTCGACGGAGAATGTCTGTTGTCCTGCGTACTTTTTGACTGTCACTGATAGGAAACTTGAAGCCTGGTCAGTCTCTGAAGGTGTGCCTGCTTCGGCAGTTTCAGCCACTGTTGGCATTGTTGTAATTTTTGGAATTTCAAATGACATTCCAGCGTCAGGCAATACACCGCGAGAAATCGCGTCAACTGCTGAACGTGTTGTGTTTGCAAGTCCGTTGATAACTTCAGTTAACTGACGTGTTGGAACAAGTCCAGCGTTGTCTGTTGTGTCATCAGCAGCTGCAACGTACTGACGAGCATTTTCGTCACCCATTGAAGCACGGATTGTGTTTTCTAGGTATTTTGCGGCAGTGAACTCTAAGCGTGGCTTAGTTGTCCACCCACCGACCGCAGCATTTACGTTTGCGGTTACTGACTGGGCGGCTTCTACCGTTTCGGCGGTTGAAGCGTCTTTGACGGTGTCTTCCACTTCGTCTTCT